ATATCCAAAGTGAAGAAAAACGATCTCACACTTTCGGATATAGAACAAAGTACTATACTAGGCACTATCTACGATGGCGGTCTAGCCATAGACGTAGCAAAAGATTTAAAGATCAGCTTACGGACTTTTTACAAGTACTTAGAGACAAACCCAAAGTTTAAAGCTGAATTTAACAAGGCACAAGAGGTAGGTATTAAAACTTTAGTAGAGAAAATGCTACAAATATTTGATACAGGACAAATGGACTTATCACCCAATGAACTACTCTTTATAAGAGAGAAAAAAGATTTTCTTAAATGGTTAGCACCCAGAGTTTCTAGTCTGTTTCAAGAAAAGCAAAAGATTGATGTTAAATCTGATAGCGTTGTTAAGATAAGTTGGGAAAGTGAACCTGATCTTATTGATGTAAATGCTGAGAATATCTCAGCACCTACACCACCAAAGGATTAGTTAATAATCTGAGTCTAAACAGGGTATATCTTCTTCAATTAACTCTATACTACACCTTAAACTTTCCAAATGTTGTTTAAACAATTTATCTTCTGGAATATTGAAAATATTATAATGAGTTTTTTTTCTTTCAAATACCTCTTTTAATATTTCAATAGCTTTTTTATATTCTTTTTGTTGTTGTAGATATTTCATATTACCCCTGTTTATTCGTTTATTCCTAATACTTTTTCAATACGATCTAATTTTTTTAATCTTTTAGATACATATTTCATATCTCTAATACAAGCATTTATATCTGCGTCATCATCATAAGACACTCTTGCAAAATGCTCTTGTAAATACATATCAAAATTTCCTAAATCTGAATGTATAGTTTTAACGTAGTAGTTTGCCATTTTGTACCCCTTGTTTTTTGTTTAGTTGTTTGTTTTTATAATGAGTATATATCACACCTTGAACACTCAATATATTTAATAGAGTTAATCTAGCTAACTCTTTTAAATTCTTATTCCCACCCTTGCGATTTTCTATATTTTTTATAATAGTCATTTTTCTTTTTTTCATCTTTATAATATTGATACCCAAACACAGCTACCCATACCAATATAATTAATATTAATTGCTTTTCACTACTCACTAACCCCCCAATCATTACTTGATGTGACCTCTACACAATTCTCACACAAAACTCTATTTGTTAGAACGCAAGTAAAATATTCATTTGTTTTATTCTCACAAATAAAACATGGCTTCTCGCTACTCATAATAAGTTTTTTTTCTCCTGTTCGTAATCCTTTACTTCCCAATCAAATAGTTCAGCTATTTCTATTGCACCCATTTTATATAATGCTTTGTGATCCTCTTCATCAATATCATGATGATAATCAATAAGCATATCTTTTATTTTTTTTAAAGAATTAAAATGATCCGTATCTTCAATATCATGGTAAGCACCATAATATTGATGTCTTTGATTACACCAAACAACATATTTTTTTTGTTTCTCGCTACTCATCTGATACCTCATCTATTTTCATATCTACATTACCCCAATCAAATAAACTAATTGCTTGATCCTCTGCGTCATTCTCATCTGCTGCTTGAACAGTAGTTAAGAAAGTAATATTGACATCATATTTTTTTAACTTATCTTGTTTTTTCTTTGCTGCGTATATTCTAGCCTTGTTGCTATCTTGTAGTGCTGCTTTCTGTTCGTATCTCATGTTATTGTTCCCCTTGTTTAAGTTTGATTTCATCAATATAGTTATCTACTAATTCTTGTTCTTTTTGTGTTGCTTTCTTGTCAGCAATAAACTTTTTAACGTGGCTAGGTAAAATGTTTTTACCGGTGTACCCGTCTGAGCATATATTTTCAAACGGGTTCATATGGTTCAATGTGTCGTCTATTTCTTTTTTTATATCATCAAACATTTTTATTCTCCTTGTTGTTTATTTATAATTACTGAAGCCAAAATATAACCACCAATAATTTGAGTGCCGGTAATTATACCACCTAAAAATAATATATGTAATATGGCTTCAAACATTTTTATTCTCCATTATTGCAAATACATCATTTATTAATTGAGCAATTAGGTATTCAATACCTAAATATCCCAAAAATAAAATAAATGTAATCATTATTGATACTATCATTATTTGCTTAATCATTAAGCTACTCCCATAATCCAAAGAGCAGCTAATACAATTATAATTATTTCCATTAAACAATCTCCTTTAAATATTTTTTAAAACAAATTTTACACCAAATCCAATTCATAACTTGTTGTAAATCAAATTGATAAAATGAAAAATTTGTATCTTTAATTTTTTTATTACAAGTTTTACAATTCATTAAGCAACCTCTTTTTTTTCATTATCACTTAACCAAGTGTAAGCCACATTAATTAATCGTTCATATATAGCCATTCTGATTATATCGTGAACACTAGGATTTTGAGGTAGTAATCCGGTATCGTCTACGTTGGCTAATGTATGGTCACTTGATAATGCTTCTATTAAATCATAATTATATATTGGAACATAACCGTCAGCATATTCAGTTATTAAATCACTAGGATATTCACGTTCTAATATTTCTTTTTTATTGTCGTTTAACTCATCAATTAAATCTATTTCTAATTGGTGCATTGTTGTTTTATTTGTCATTTTTACCCTTTGTTAGTTGTTATTATTATTATATGGCGTGTTAGCTTTATTACTAAACATCTTCGTATATTTCAGTTTTTTCAAACTTTGTTTTATGCTCTTATCTGAGTTTGAAACCATATTTTTATTCATTGTTTGTTTTTATTATGCTTTTTATTGTGTCGTAATTTAGGCATTATTGTTCAAAGCTTATGTAATTTCTAAAATTAATATTCTTAAAGAAATCTTTGTTGTCTTTAGAATACATATACATATAATCTTGTGGTTTATTTAAACCCTTTGATTTAGCATTTTCAAATGCTTCGTTGCTATCTCTTTGGTACATTCCATTCATTGTTTTTTTCCTTTGGTTATGGGGGTTTTTACACCCCCTGTTTCAGTTTATAATAATATTTTTCTTTTCAGCATACTTTTATTTAAAATAAAAGATTGTGGTAAAACTTCTTCCTTATTGTCAAATTTTTTAACAAAACTTAACATTGCCGGAGAATGATTAAAGTCAAGCATAACTGTTTTACCATTTATTTTCTTTTTTAAAAATAACCGGCTATGATTGTCAAAAATACTTACGTGAGCAATATCTTTATGATTTTTAAAAGATAAAGCTACAGGACAACCATTATTACATTTAATTTTACCATTGTTTATATTGTCTTGTGTTATTGTTGTTTTTATCATTGTTTCCTTTGTTGTTTTATTTGTCATGAGCCATATTGGTAATATATAAATAAGGCACAATTAAGGCAAGTATTAATTTATTTTACTGTGATATATTTGAACAGTTAGATTAGAATTGTTCTAATGTAGGTTATGTGGTTGAATAAGTTGGTATCGTAATACAATCAACAAAGTTTTTTTCAATGCGTATGTGTACGGCTTAAGATTTTCCTTATAAATAGCCGTTGACACTGCGGTATAGTGATAACAAATTCTTATCGGTAATAATATATGGCTAGAAATTGCCTAGATTTTGGCAACAATAAGGCGGGGTATACCCCAGTATAGGCGCGCATTTTTTTTTATATATATACTCCGGATTTTCAAACAGACACACACACAGCTTCTAAAGTAACCCACACCCAAATATAGAAACCTTTATAGTATAATTTTTTTTACAATTCCTATATGTAGTATTATATGTGGGATTACATACAAGATGATTTAACTTCAGTCGTATTCGTTAGCAAAAAAGACCAGAGTGTAACAATTAAGATATATGGTTTTGATGACGAAGAAACCGCAGAGACGTTTGCACACTACACAATGACCTTATTAAACTTTGATTACAACACTACTGGCTATAGTATGCCTAGCAAGATGATACACTAGATATGGATATTAAGATTCCCTACACACCTAGAAAACACCAATCCTTTTTGCACAACAAAATTTCTAAACACAGATGGTCTGTATTGGTTTGTCATAGAAGGTTCGGCAAAACAGTATGTATGATTAACCACTTGATACGATCTGCTCTACTATCTAAACAGAAAAATCCTAGATACGCATATATATCGCCAACCTTTAAACAAAGTAAATCTATTGCTTGGGATTACATGAAACAGTTTACCGCCAAGATACCTTACACCAAGTTTAATGAAACAGAGTTAAGGGTAGATTTACCC